CTGTTACCACTATTTGGTTGGGTTGCCCCTTGTAAACTATCAGCATTTTTCGCGGGTTTTTTCTTTGTTTCGAATACGTCAAAGCCTAGCGCCTTATAAGTCGCCTCTTCACCTTCTTGGATTGTAAACCATTTGTTTACTAGGGGTGATTTCATTTGAATGCCTAAACACTCTTTTCTAATTTTTGCCATGATTTCAAAGGTATAAAAAAAGGCAAAGCGTGAACCTTGCCTTTTTGATTAGTGAATCAGTTTGATTAAGCTGCTTGAGCCAACAAGGTGGTGTAAACCGCTGTTGCAAGGTCAGGCACTTCGTTATCCTCCATAGAGGTAAATACCAAAGTATGGCCATTGCGGTCGCTTACTGCCGTTCCTGTGCCTGCCTCAGATGCTTCACGCATTTGGAGACCTTGGTCTAAGCCAAGTACAATGATTGAGCCGTTACGCTTTTCAACAACTGCTACAAGCTCGTTTTGAGCAAGTAAGTTGATTTCAGCACGAAGCTCTTTAGTGTCGTTGTTCAACACAATTGTAAGGGTTTCTTCATAATACAACGCGCCGTTGTCATTAACACGCGGCGGATAAGTTGCACTTGAAAGGTCGCGCTTCAATTTGTAAAGGTATGTATCACCTGTTACGGTCATCGCAGTAACCTCGTTGCCTACTTTTGTAGGGTTGCCCGAAATTTGGTCTTTGGTGAAAAATAAAACCGATTTGATACCACCTTTTCCGTTGGTACAAATCCTGTCATTCCAACCTGCTGTAAGTCCACAAGACATAGTTATTTAATTTTTAAGTGAGTAAATAAAGGGGAGTTACCTCCCCTTTGAATTTAAATGATTAGGCCGCTGCAAGGGCAAACACGCCGATTTCGTTTGTGAACGGAACCTGAACACCTCCGCGCATTTTAGAGCGGATGTAGAGCTTGTCGTCGTCTTGTGAGTACCACAATTCGTAAGATGCTGAATCAGTAGCTAAGTCAGTACCAAATACGAAATGCGAACGCTTACCAACGAAGATTTCAGTTGTGCCTGCAAGACCTGGTGTTTTTACCACAGTCAGGTCAGTACCTGGAATGATTACCTCGTTCATTGCAGCGATAGCCGCAGGTGAGTAATGGAAAAAGTTGAGGTCTACCAAGTTCTTCATCAACTTGTCAAAGTTACCACGTGAAGTAAACGCGATTTTTTCTTCGCTTTCCATGATAGCATCAGACATGTTTGAGTAACATCCGTAAAAAATATCGTAAGCGTTTGAGTTGGTGATTGACGTGATGTCAGTAGGGTTCAAATCAACACAACCATTTGCAACGGTAAGGATGGTTTTAAAGCCATTAAACCATTGAAGGTTACCCGTACCTGTTGAGGTGTTACCTTGCCAAATCAATTTATCCAACTGAACCGCGTTCAATTTCAATAAATAGTCGGTAATTGCTTGCTCGAAAGGAAGTTCTTTATCCTCAGCCATTGCACCCGGACGAAGCGCTAATTGCGTCCAGAATCCGTCAAGGTCTTTGTTACAGAATCCTTTTTTGAAACCGATTGCAACGGTTGTGATTTTGCGATCAGAAAAGACCGTATCACCTTGGTCAGTCATGTCGCAATCAGCCGCCTGATAAATTACTTCGTCGTTGAGTAATTTGATGTCTTGCGAACCTTTAACGCCCTCTTGGGTGCGGATATAGTTCAATGTTACTGCTTCAGATACTGAGCGTGTAACTAATTCAGCTTGTTGGTCGTCAACGTAAGCCGTTAAGTCTGATACGTCGTAGTCAAACTTTGATTTAATGATGGATTTTAAAGAAGCCATTTTTGTTTGTTTTTGGGGTTTAAAAATTATTTACGTTCTTGTTTTGCGGCATCAAGTAGCCTTTTTTGTTGAGCTGTAAACGTGCTTGCTTCACGTGTGATGCGTTGCGTTTCGCTGCCCTTATCAGACGGCTTGCTTGCAAGTGCATTGAAGCGAGTTGTAAGAGTGCTCAACTCCTCTTTCAATGTTCCGTTTTCAGCGCTCATAAGCTCAACAACGCTTTGCAATTCCTTGGCGGCTGCAAATAGGTTTGAGTTAGTCGCTTTCAGCTCAGCAATGGCCGCGCTCATTTGCTCGTCAGAGCTTTGAGCTTGTGCCCCTGTTGATGCGTCAAGGAACATTTGTACTACTCCAGCTGAATCAACCAAGAAACGACGGCCGTTTGCGTCTTGGTATTCACCTGCATATAGTGTGTAAGTTTCGGTACCTCCATCGTACTCATAGGAGTAGGTAAGTTTCGTGCCAACCTCAATTGTATCTTGGTCGACATTCATTGACCACATTGATACTTGTGAGATTTCGGCAAAATGCTCGACGGCTTTTTTGCTGAATACCTCAGCGCCTTCGGCTGCGTTTTCTTCTTTGCTTTGCGCAACTGCCTCAATGATTTCAATGACAACGCCATCAGCATCTAAAACAATGCTCATGTTGTCCATCTCAACAAGTACGTGTGTTCCCTCAGGGGCAGGCACCTCGTTTTCGCCATCAACAACAAATACAGGCGTGCCAACCGTTAGGTCGCCTTCCCATTTAAGCAATGTGCCATCCTCTAGGGTAGTCTCAAAAAATTTGCCTATCATTTTGGTGATGGTGGCAAACAGGCTTTTAATCTTTTCGAATTTCTCTTTCATAAAGTTTCTATTTACTTATTGTGCTAAGCTGTTTTACAATTGCTTCTAAGCTGCTTATAAATGCATCTATTTCGGTTTCGTGATTGCTAAATCCATCCGACTTTTTACCGCTGTCATATAGGGCAAAAACGCCCTCAATCGAGAAGCCTTTGAACTCACCATCTTTGGCGCGCTGATAAACGTCCGCATCGGTTATTTTATAGCTGCAAATAACAGTGCCGTCCGTCTCATCTTTAAACCTCTCGGGTGCCGTAAATCCTTTTGCTTCGTCGATAGTGTACAGCATGGTCATAAAAATGCCCTCAACAACCTGCTTGCCGTCGTGCTCGATGTTCACGTTATTGAAATTGCCACGGCGCGCGTAGTCAAATACTATATCCTTTATGGCCTGCTTTCCAAATTGCACGTAGTACTCCTCTTTGGTCTTTGAATCGTAGCGATAAATCGGCGTGTCAGCTGCTATCATTACACCCGTGATGCTTTGCTCATCATCATTGAACTGATAATGCTGCTTTGAGCTGAATGTCTCGAACTGCTTTTCGTGTGCAGGCGACTTGACAAGGCTGTTAAACGATACCGTTGTTTCGGGGTCGTTTAGGTCGATGCCTATGTCGTATAAGGGAAGGTCTCTTTTCATACTTATTGTGTTTTCCTGTTGTTATCCGAACATTGATTTTGCCTCTTGCACAGCTACTTTGTTAGCCACCTCATTAAAGTCATTAACCTCGAGCACCACGACAGGCGTAACCGTTGGCGTCGTTTGCGTGTTGGTCTGGGTGTTGGTTGTTGTTGTTTGCGTATTGGTGCCAACGCTAAAGCTCGACGCGCCCGCTCCGACGCCGCCTGATAAGCTCGGCATTTGAGGCATTGAGCCGCCTTGGTATTGTTGAGCTGCCACCGCCGCCGCTTGGGTTACTCCTAGAACCGCAGCAAATCCACTGAATGGCTGCCCGAATGTTGCAGGTGAAGTTGCTACCGCCTTGACAATTGCGCTTGCTGTGTCCATAGCGATTTGAGCAATACGCAGCGCTTTGTCCCTTTGGAACTGCGAGCGCTTAATCTTGTCCTCTTCTTGAAATGCACGTAAATCAGTTTGGTATTTAAGGCGTGCGTACTTGTCATTAATAGCCTGCTTTTGTTGTTCGGTCAATCCTTGACGCGCCAGCTCCGTTTGTTGCTGTTGGGCAAGCACCGCGTTTTGTTGCTCGGCTGTTTCCTTAATGTCATTTAAGCGGTTTTCCTCGGCCACCTTGACAAGGTCATTCAAAGCACCTAGTTGATCGAGTGCCTTTTGTGCAATGTCGAGCATGTTTTGAATCGAAGCGAGTTTTTCCTCTAAGGTCTTTTTGTCTTGCTCTTTTATAGCGTCGTTCTTTTTCTTATTGATTTCTAGAACCTTTTTAGCGTGCTGCGACTCTAAGGCCTCAATACCTTTTTTGTGTTGGTCTTCTGTGATTAGCTTTTCTTGCAATGCCTTGTCCAGCGCTTTACGTTCTTCGGCTTGGGTATCTTCGAAGTTACGCAGCTCTAGTTGGTATTCGTCCATTATCAGCTTTTCGTACTGAGCTATCAAAGCAAGGCGCTCTTTTTCCGTTTCTTCGGTTTCCTTTTTCTTCTTGTCGTCGGCCTCTTTTTGTTTGGCGTAGGCTTCATTTTGGTATTTTAAATTGAGGTCATTCTCGGCGTTTAATTGTGCAATTTGCAACGCCTTGACTTGCTCGGATTGCGCGCCGTGTTGCTTTGTAGCAAGTGCTATTTGAGCGGTGTACTTTTCATTTAGCGCCCTAAACTCTTTTTCTTCTGAGGTTAAATTAAGTAGCTCGGCTTCTTTTAAAAAACCTTTGATTTGCGCCAGCTCGTCATCCCTTTTCTTTTTGCGTTCTACTGCGCGATCATTTGCCTTTTTTGCCGCCTCAGCATTTGAGACCTCAATCGCATTTGCGTTGTCAACGTTTGCCTTGTACTGGTCTTTAATGTCTTTGTTGCCTTCGCTGATTTGCTTTTTCAAGTCCTTTGCTCGCTTGCTATCGGCGTCGCCTAATTTGATGAGCAGGTCAAGTTCTGCCCTGTACGCATCTTGTTTGACCTTTAGCTCTGCTAAGATTGCTCGCCCTGTTTTTAGCATTTCAGCGCGTTTCTTTTGCTCGAGCGCTGTGGTGTCTTTTCCGGCTGCTTTGGCCATATTGATTTCGTGATCGTAACGCGCCGCAATTTTGTTTTGCTCGCGAGTAAGCTCATTGACACGTAGGTCAGTTTCCTTCTTAGTGTAATTGCTGCGCGCTTGACTGTTCTTTTTGTTCTTAGCTGTTACGTCGTCATCCACAACACCAAAGAATTGCAGCACTTTTGTAACACCTGAGAATTTACCAATTACAGATACTACCTTTTCAAAGTTGGCTATAAGCAAGCCAACGCCCGCGACTAGCGCGCCGATGCCTGTCGATAACATAGCAATGCGAAGTAACTTCATGGCTCCCGTTGATTGCCCTACTGCAATGGTGTAAAGCCTTTCCCAAGCTGTGCGTAATTGTAAGCCTAACACGCTCTCTTTATTGAGCGCCACAGCGATGGTATTAATTGAGTTGGCAA